ATGACGAGCCCGTTGTGACGCATACATACATGACGTTATTGGTGCGATCCCATACCATGCTTGGGAGCACGCCTGACGACGCCGCGGTGCCGGCCGTATTGCCATTCGGGTTGCCGGCAACGCTGCTCCACAGCGGTACACTGGCGAGGTCGGTTGTCGAGACCGGGTCAACAGTCCAAATCTCATTGCCCGCACTGTCCTTCAGAACGACTTTGTACTTGACGCCGGGGGACAGGAAGATATCGGTCGCTGGCCAGCCGGCGGAATTTAGGGTCACTGGGTTGAAGTTGGCAACGCTCAAGGCAGCCGTTGTAAACGTGTCCTGCGGCGTCGTGGTGCCGGTGAGGTAGAACGTCAGGCTTCCGCCAGCGTAGGGCTGGCCGGCAGAGTTGACGAACTGGAATTTGGGCAGGGGCAGCAAGATCGCCAAGGCTCATGTTCCTCTTGCAGACGCGCGATGGCGCGCTTAGATTTGGTGGGTAAGGTTGCGGATGGGTCAGATGATTGCCAAAATTGAAGCGACGCTGTGCAACGTGCTCATAGGCGCCATGATCACCCTATGCTCAGCCTCATTGATAGGCGGCGCCTCGGGAACCGTCGATCAGGCGACGGCAACCTCGATGTTCTTCGCGGCTGCCGTCATTCTGGTAGTCGGCCCTATTGTGGTGCTCGCCGCATCCCGCCTAGCCGACGTTACGGTCCGACGGTTCAAGAAATGACACGCGCCGCCATCTGCGGCTGGGCTGCGATGGTGGCGGGCTCGCTGGCATGCCCCGTTCGTCAACCCAACGCCTGCCATCCCATGTCCTGATGTTGTTGCCGGCCTCCGAGACCCACCTCTCTCCGATTTCAGGTTGAGTGCCAGGCGCACGCGGCGCAACCCAATGCCCGCGCGGGTCCTCGGGATTAGGATTGCGTCGGCGGTATCCGAATTCCTGTTGCTCCTGCAGCCGCCGCCGCTGCTCTTCGGCCTGACGCTGCGCCTCCTGTAGCCGATGCTGCTCTTCGAGCCGCTGACGCTCTCGCTGCTCCTGCTCCAGACGCCGCTGCGCTGCCTGCCGCTCCTGCTCCTGCAACCGCTGCTGGTCTTGCAATCTCTGCTGGGCGGATTGGCGTTCAAGCTCTACCCGGCGTTGCATCTCGCGTTCTTGCGTGCGTGGGCCAAGCAACTGGTTCAGACGCGCCGCCTCCTGCTCCGCAATATGCGTGTCGGCGGCCGTATTGCGGTATCGCAAACGTGCCGATGCCGGCGTAATGGGATAGGTTGCCAGCGCGCCCTGTGCGATGCGAGCGCCTGCAGTTATGAGCGAGAGTTGCTGTTCGGCGGCGCGCTCATTCTGGATATTCGTTTCGCTCGGGTCATCGCGCGCGATACGGCGCGCCTCATCAAGCGACCGCTGCGCCGCGGCAATGCGTTCCTCACCGAGACCGGCCACTACGCCGAAACCGCCCATGCGGAATACATCTCGACTTTGGAACATCCGCCCCGGCGGATAGAGTGACGAGGCGGATGCTTGGTTCTCTGCCGCGCTGAAGCCCAATGGGGCGTCCCGATTGAGTGGAAACGGATCGTTGCGTGCGCCGCCGCCTCGATAGAAGCGATTGAGCGCGGCAGCACGCGCGGCGTCATCGGCGCTCCCCGTTCTGATCGGGTCAAGCAGTCTGTTGGCGTTGCCGATGGTTTCCGCACGCGTCGCATTGCCGGCGCGTACAGCAAGCCAGCGCCAAAGACCGGCAGATACAGGACCGCCAATCGCGCCAATGAGAAGCGGGTTCTGTTGAATGAAGCGCTCTAATCCAGACACGTTGCCCATGATACGCTGCCGGCGCCAATCGAGCACGGCACTGTTGAGTTCCCCCTGCAATCGCGTATCTGTCTCTCTCAGCCCTGGGATCCTCTCATTTGCTGAGAGCAAGTCTGTGCGTATGCGTTGAAGATAACGCTCTGCCGCCTGCCGTGTTCTGCCACCCCAAACCCCATCATCGGAACCCTGATAAAGGTTTAGACGCCCGAGCATCCTCTGAATTGATTTGACATCATCAATGCTGGCATTACCGGCAGCCGCCCTCTCAATCAGCGTCTGGTTTCCGGTCAATTCTGTGACCCTGGCTTCTGCGCTCGATAGCTCGTCGCGGCTTCTCTGTCGCCTCGTGCGAAGATCGACGATATTTCCCGGCTCTCGGGGCTCCGGTTGCTGCGTCTCGGCCGTCCCCAACATGGTGGCGCCGCCGGCAATGCCTGCCGCTGCGGTTCTGGGCGCAGCCTGCATCATGGAGCCAACGCGGCTGCCGAGCCAACCTACACCGCGACCGATGCCGTTCATGAGTGGCCCCCACGGCCCCATCATGGTCATGAGCTGCGACCCCATTTCCAGCTCATCGGCGCCCCGTATGCGCTCCCTTTCGTCCTCCTCCGGCGTCTGCGGCCCGAGCCTGTAGGTGATGGGCGGAGGTGGCTGCGGCGAAGGAAAGCCCTGCGGAGGTACCCTGTTCTCCAATGACGGAGGCGGGGCCTCCAGCGGCGCCTCAAATCGATTGCCGGGGCTCCTGACGATTGCCTCCACATCGGCCGGAGGCGGGACGTTGGGAGTGGGAGGCGGCGAGCCCGGAGGCGTCGCGCCGGTATCCCCCGCAGTCGCACGCTGGAGATAGCGGGCCAGCTCGCTGCCCACAAGCCGAGCGTTGCGCTCTATTTCTTCCGGTGTGGTTGCCATGCTAGATGTGCGCCTATGAGGGTGCGTTTCAACTGGCGGGAATGGTGGAAGGCGGAACGCTTTGGCGTCTCTTACGCCACTGGTCTAAGTGTGCTGGCAATCGTCGTCGGCATCTTCTTCGGCATCACGGAGGGCAACTGGACCTGCGCCATTGTCGGCGGCGTGATGCTTGCGTGGACAATCACCTACGGTGCCGGATGGCAATTGTTGCTTGGCGCCGTCGCCTGGATACGCGCCAAGATGGGCTGGATCACCTATTCCCCGTTGGAGCCAAAGGACCAACAAAGGGAAGAGCCCCCCGCAGAGAAGCCGGAGGCAATCGAGGCGCGTTCGCCTGACGAACACGCTCCGCCGCCCGGCGCATAAGCTCTATCTGCTCGGAAACAGCCGGCATGTCGCGCATAGGCGTCGCGAGGGTGCGGCCCATCGCACGGTTGCGGCGCTCCCTCCATACTTCCCGTAGCCTCTGGAATGCCGCCTGACGCCAGTTGCCCCAATCGAAGTTCGTTGCCGCAACGACGGTATTGATGTCGGCGTCCTGCTCTTGCTGGACCTGTCCACGGCGATGTGTCTGCGATCCCCTGAGCATGCCCTGCGAGCGCGCCATGACATTCGCATCCCGGATCATGCGCGCGACCTCGACGGCCGCATCGTCCCCGAGGATGGTACGGATGGCGTCTCGCGTGTGACCGGTGGAGAACAGCCGCCCGAGGTTTTGCTGGGAACCAAGGCGCACGGCGTTTTCTATCTGGTCAAGCATCTGCTGCACGAAATGCACCCGAACAATGTCCTGCGCTTCGGGAGCAAGTCGCCGGAACTGGCGCAGTTGCTCGCGGTAGCGCGGGCCGGCCCGTTTCGAGAATGCGTCGCCCAGCTCCGTCGCCGCTTCCTCCAGACGCATCTCTGCCCAGCGGTGATTGGCGCGGGCCCACAGCGGGCTTGCCCGCTCCATGACGCGGGTGATGTCGTCATAGAGCGGCTGCAGGATGCCGGCAATATCTGTGCGGCCAGCGCGGCGCACCGCTTCGATCTGGCCTCGGATGGCCGACCTTGCGTTCTGAGCCGCCTCGAGCGACGTAGTGAGTGCCCGCTCGTTGGGAACCGTTGCCTCGCGGCGCGCAAGCGTAAGGCGCTCGGAAAGATCGAGGATGTCACGCCGCATTTCGTCCAGCGTCGCGCGAGGCGCGCGGTTGATGCTCGCCTCCGAGAAAGCCCGGCGTGCTTGCCTTAGCTGCTCCTCCAGCAACGGCACGCCCAAGCGCGGCGCCAAGACGTTCTGTTCCGCCGCTACGCGACCGGCCACGCCCTGATGCGGAGCGATATAGAACCGATCCAACGCCTGACGCATCGCGTCGAGCTGGTCGCCGCCCATATTCCGCATGCGACCGAGTGCACGCTGTACCGCCGCATTCAGGCCAGAGAAGAGCCGGCCCTGGTTGATGACCGGTTGTCCATCAGGCCCAAGCCCATTGGGCGCCCTGTAGACGGCATCATAATCGGCTTGACCGGAACGCCGGACATTGGCCAGCATATCCTCGACATCCTCAATCGTCCTCTGGCCCGGCGACAGGCGCCCGACGATTTCCCGCGTGCGATCGCCAAGCGTTTCCGCCCGGTTCCCTATCGCGTTGCGAACGTTCTGCGCCGACGCCATCGTGCCGGAGTTGGCGACGTAATCGATAAGGTCTTGCGTCCCGACCTCACGCGAGGCGCCGGCCATATCATCGGTGACGTTGGCCGCCTGCATGTTGCGCGTCGCACGGTCGGAACCGGAGACGGCGGGATATTCGCCGAGCATGAGATCGCTGTCACGATGCACGCGCAGAAGCTGGCGCAGGTTGCTTTCCGCCGTCGCTCGGCTTACGCCATGCTCTGCCTGTATCCGGCGGATGGTCTCTTGCGCAGCGGTAACGCGGTCGCCGTTCGCTCGCACCATTTCCCGACCTAGAATATCGAGTGTGCGGCGGTTGACCCTCTCGTTCGTTGTGCCGAAGGCGGCGGCGTTTGCGAGGTCGTCCAGAGTTTCGTCACCCATGCCGGCGGCGACGCGGTAGTGCGGATCGCCGCTCGCGGGAGCTGACCGCAGGTTGCGGATGCCGGCCGATATGGCGTTGGCGACGGGCGGCGTAGCCGCCCCGAGTGCGCCACCGAAGGCAGCGCCGGTAAGGGCGGTCGGAATGCGGTCTGCGAAGTTACCCTGCTCCCCCGGTCCGCCTTCCCCGCTACCGAGGCCGTAGGCAGCGCCAACGCCGCTCCCAAGCGCAGTAGACCGACGTATCTGTTGACCGATCGTGCCGGCAACGCGTTCCCCGGTTGGCAGCGTGCGGGCAGCCTGAGCCCATCGCGCCGCCGCCGCGCCTGGACCGAAAGCCAACGTAGGCACGCCACCGACAATGTTCGCCGCAGTCGAGACGAGGGGATGCCGCTCGGAAAACCGCTCGTTCTCGCGCCTGATCTGCTCTAAGGTCTCCCCGTAGTCGCTGCCACCGACAGACCTGGCCAAGGCTTCCGCCTCATCGGCAAAGCCGAAGGTAAGGCCCTGAGCCGCCTGCCTTGCGAGACCGCCAGCATACTCACCGAAGGACTCCGGCGCCCGGCGGTTGATGCCAACCGCACGGAGCGCCGTTTCCCGGTCCGGCGCATCAACCTCGAAGCGCCGGCCGTCTCTCTCGACTTCAAAGCGTGCCATCAGCTACCGCCAAGCTCTCGGATGCGAACGCCACCGCCCATGTTCATCCACCCTTCGGCATCGGCTTGGCCGGGCGCCTGATACGGGACGCGCCGCTGCCCAGCGCGCACGCGCGCGATGTTCATCAGTTCCCAAATCTCGCGGCGGGCGTCCTGCAATGCCTGCATATATCCCGCGTCTGTCTGGCCAAGGTCATTGAGACGCGCGATAGCCTGCTCCGCCTTGCGACCCTCAGCCTCAGTGATGTTGCCACCACCCTTGAGCATCTGGAATGCCTGCAGGAACGTCTGGCCGCGAAGCTGCTCCAGCCGCGCCATAGTATCACGGCCCCACGGCGTCGTGGGCTGCCACCTCTCTGGGAGCAATGAAAGCGGGTTGAACGCGGTCTGCATGCCGGTCACGTATCCGAGGTATGGATCGTTCATGACCTCATCAATGTTGCGGATGATTTGCTCGCCGAAGTTGAGAGCCTGCGGCAGGTTGGCCTGCGCCTCGCCGCGCGCCTTGCCACGCGCCTCAGCCTCCGCACGCTCTTCCGCAGTCCTCGCGCCATTGATGATCTTCGCCACCTCGCCGTATTCACCTTTGAGCATGTGGAGCATGGCGGCGACGCGCTGCTCGTGGCTCAGATTGGCGATGGCGCCCCGGAGACCGGCGAAGCCGGGCGGCGTCCGGCCGCTGGGCGGCTGGGCAGTCGGCGGGGGCGCGGGAGGCGGAGGCGGCGTCTGCCCCGTCTGGTCTCCGATGAACGACTGCTCCAGGGCGGAGGGAACAAGGTTGCCAGTGTCAGGAGGCGGCGCGCTGGCATCGGGCGGCTGCGTTTGCGTGCGCGAAAGCTCGGCAATCGCTCGCGGATCGATCGGAAGCAAGAGACCGCCGGGGTTGCCGGCCGGGCCAACGCGGTCGGCATTCTCCCGGCGCAGTTCATCCATGCGCGCATCCAAGTTGGTGCGCCAGCCGGCTGACAGGCGCTGCCACCACGGGCGATTGTCGGGAGGCGGCGGCGGTTGAACGGGTGGGATCTCCAGATTGCCGGTGCCGAGCAGGTCAGGCGGAGGCGTGTTGGTCCTGCCGCTCCCCGTATAGTCCTGGACACCCTGTATGTTGGGCACCATGTTGGTAAGGCCGCGCGGATTGCGCAACAGACTGGCGCCGGCATCCGGGCCGAGTCCGGTGAGGTCTTCCACCCTTCCGAGCCTTTCGAGGTCCGGAGGTGGCGTCTCAGTTACAGGCGGGAGCAGTCGCAACAGCGGGTTCTGAGTGTTGGGCGGCGGCGCTTGAGTATTCGGGGGCTGCTCCGTGGTTCCGGCATCGCCAAAGCCGAACAGCCGCAGGATCTCACGCTGGCTCATGCCCGCATTGAGCGGCTGCGCCTGCGATATCAAGTCCTGCAGGAACAGGTTGGTTGGCGGCTGCCCCAGGAGGTGCTGGTACCGGGCATCGTCGATGCGGCCTTCGCTGCGGGCGCGCTCCAATTCCTGACGATAGAGGGCCGCCCGCTCTTGACTGCCCTCGGGAAGCGCCATAACGCGCTGGGCAGAGCGGGCGTTCTCCATCGCGAACATTTGGTTGCGCGCGTTTAGGCTCGTGAGCGTGGTATTCAGGAGGTCGGGGTGACCGGACAGAAGGCGCAAGGCGCTGGGATTGTTGATCCCGCCCGCGTTGCGGAACGCCGCAAGGGCTTCCTGCCGCTCGCGTGCGTCCGCAAGCTGGGTCCGGCGCAATTCATCCTGCGTGCGCGCGCTCTGGATGTTCGTCGCGGCCTGAAGCATCCCGGCGGGATCGAACGTTTGCGGGCGGAGCTGATAGGCTGCTAGACCGTAGGGCATCAGCGGTATCCTTCGAGAAAGCGCCTGACGTACTCCGCACCACTGGTGCCCAGGATATCGCGGGCATTGGGCGCGTTGGGCCGCCCGGTGAACCACATGCTGGCTGCGCCAGCCGGGCCATAGCGGTTCATGTACATGCCAAATTGCCCGCGGAAGACCGCGTCTTGAGCCTCGGGGCTGTTGCGGAATTCCTCGGGCGTGAGGCGCCGGCCAAACCAACGCTCAGTCCAGGGACCCACGTTGAAGTCCATCACCTGAAACCGCCCATAGGCACGGGCGCCGTTGTTGGTCTGCGGCCCCAAGGCGGAATAGTTGCCGCCGCTCTCGATACGGGATATAGCGCCGATGGCGCGGTCCAGATCGGACCCGCCGTTGCCGGGAGGTGGCGTGCTAGGCGGTGGCGGCTGATTCACGTTGCCAGCCCCGAGAACCCGCGAGATGTCCGCCAGTCCGCCATTGGGCGGCTGCATCTGTCCCCCGAGGCCGCCACCATTCTGAAGGCGCATGAGCCCCAAGACGTTCTGCAGTCCTAGAGACTGTGGCGGGCGGATATTGAGGGCCGCGAGGCCGGGTGTATAGTAGGGCATCAGAACGGTCCCGCCATCTGTCCACCGGCAACGTAGGGCGTTGGATAGATCATTCCCGGCGTGTAGCCACCAAGTCCACCGCCAACGCCACTAAAGCCCGGAACGGGCGTCGTCTTTCCGTAGGCGCTTGCTGCCGGGTTCAAGAGGTTCTGCAACATGAAGAAGTTTCCGAGGCTGCCGAGCCCGCCTGCAATAGCGTTGGCGCTGCCTATGACGCCAGATGCGCCGGCCGCACCCGCCGCCATCGCGGCATTGCCGGCGCCACCGGCCGCCCCGGCCCCGAGCTGCGCAAGCTGTTGCAGTGCGCCGCGGTAGTTGCCGAACGTCTGCGTTGCCAACCCTTGACCAAACCCGGTGATGTCCCGCAAAGTGTTCCCGGAACGGAGCATGCCGCGAGCCGCAGCGGAGTTCTCCAGTCCGCGCAGGCCCTCGTTGAACGCAAACTGATAATCCGGCGATCGCCGGAAGGTGTCAAGCGAAGCCGGGTTGAAAACCGCATTCTGATCGAACTGTCCCGTTGCCGGATCGATGCCATAGAGGTTGGCCAGAGCAGACGCCGCCCCTTGCCCTGGCAAGGCGAACGGCAGCATGTCCTGCCGCGCTTGCTGTGCGGCTTGCGACTGCATCTTGGCGGCCTTTTGCGCCGCGTTGGCCTGCACCAGGCTTCCGCCAACCGTGGCGGCACCGATGATTGCTGCCGTAGGCATTCGTATCAGCCTTGCTGTGCGCGTTGCTTTAGGTCTGGGATGTAGAAGTCATCTTCACGCATGATCAGGAGTGCCGTGCCGATATCGACGGCGAGCGGATCGAGGCTTACGACTTGGATCGGGTGGTAGCCGGCCATGACGGCAAAGCGGTTGTAGAGCACTTGGGCTTTCAATGGCTGGCCGCCGAAGAACATCTCCACGGCCGCGCCGACGTAGCGGTCGTGGTTTTCATCGTCAGGATGTGCAAGCTCCTTAGCCCCGTGCCTTTCAAGCTCTGCCTCTAGCCTTTCGTGAAACCAGCGGCCCCTTTCAACGAGGTTGGAAGCGTTCCGCATCCAGTCCTCTACTCTAAGGCTGTAGACTTCGGCTGAAATGGACTTTCCGTCTTTCACCCACCCGTCTTGACGGGTGAATTGCAGGCTGCCGCCAATCAGTCTCGCGAGCGCCTTCGCCGGCAGGTTGCCTTGCGGGCATCTCGTTACGATTTCAGCGGCGTCAGTGTGCGTGAACATCCATGCAAGGGACTGTTGCGTGGCTTCCAAAGCCCAAGGCCCGCGCCCGGCCGGCGTCACAGCACTGTGCGCCTCCCACAGGCACGGCAGGAGCCGCTGATAGACTTGCCCGCCGTGCTCGCCATAGAGCGCCACGATATTGTCGCTGGTGAGTTCTGCGCTCAGATCGAACGGCCCCTCCATTGCGCCCTTGACGAAAGGGTACACGTCGGGGTGGTTCAGGATGCTGTTGACGTGCGCGGCTTCAGTGTGGCGAGAGACGGCGACTTGCATTAGGATTCCGATGTGTTCCGTCGTCTAGGCAAGGTATTAGGACGCCCGCCTGTCCAGCGGGAGGATTGAGGTTCGAATCCTCAACGGCGCGCCTAAACACCGATAAGGACCAGGCCGCCAGCATTCGAGTTGAGATGATACGCGTACACCGCCAGATAGACCCCATCCTCCAGGATGTCCCCGTTCCCCGCCGCCACCGTCCCGTGCGTCTTGTAGACGTTGATCGTGTCCAGGTAGACATCGGTGATCTGGCCAGACTGCCGCTTCAGGGCAACTCGCGCCGTGACGCTCCCGGTGCTGGCTGCATCGGCCACGAACAGAAAGCAGTCCCCGAACTTGTAGTCGCCCTCTAGCAACGGGGACTCGCCATCCTCGCCGCCCGTGCCGTTAGGAATGAGCGTGTAGAGGTTGGACGAACTGGTTGCTGAGCACGGGATAATGCGCCCGGCGCCCACCACATATCCCCGCATGCGCTCAAAATGCTGGAGGGCATCAATGGAAGGACCGCCGTTGAATCCCCCCGCAAGCGGGGAGTTGGCGTTGAGCCTCGGGAGCGGCGTGGGCTTGGCGGCGGCTGGGATGGCCATTGCCTCACATCCCAGGCTTCATGTTGGCATGCGCCCCGATGATGGTCTTCTTGACCGGATCGGAGACGGTGACGCGATAAACCCGCGTTCCGCCCCGTTCCGTCTTCCCGAGGCGATCCCAGCGTACCCAGGTCTTGTAAGCGCCTTGGGCTCCCATCGCTGCCCAAGGCTGCAACGGCCCGAAGGTCCGGCCGCCGTCGTCAGAGATGTCGAGCATCGCTTGCGGATTTTGCCCCGCAGAAGCAACGGCAATCTGCGCTGCGGTCTTGTACGGGCCTACAGGAGGCGTGAAGGTGGTGGTCCAGCGGGCATTGCCGACGGAGAGGCGGAACTCGTCGATACCGCCGTTCCAGTCGGTGCCGTCGTTGGCGCCGGAGGGGATGTTGGTGCCCACCGTCAGGGCATTGGCGCCGTCGAGGACGGTGGCGGCGAAGGCCGTGTTGGAGCCCTCCTGCACGCCGTCGATGAAGAGCTTCAGCACATCGCTCGTGCGCACGAACGCCAGATGGTGCCAGCCCGTGTTGGCGGCACTCGTGAACTGCGTCGTGCCGGTCACCGACGTGAAGGCCGACCCGTTGGAGACGCGCGCCTGGATCACATTGCCGGAGGTGCGGAAGATATCCCAGGCGTGCGACGCCGCGAGGCCAGAATTGTCGCCGTGGCCGCAGAGCCGCTGTACGGTCCCGCCTGCGGCATCGCACCGGAACCACACATCTACGGTGAAGTCCCCAGACCCCAGCGTGAAGTCCGCATGGTCGGGCGTCGAGACAAAGTCCCCCGTGCCGTCGCACAGAAGCGATCCCGACCCGAACTGGTGATCGCCCGTATCGATGGCGGCGCCACCATTGGCCTCCCAATCGCCTGAAGCGCCACCAGAGCTGGTATCCGTGATAGTCGTAGACCCATCCCAGTCATCGAAGGACAGGAGTATCTTGGTGAAGGCGTCGTTGCCTTCCACAACGTCGGCTGGGCTCGGCTCACTGCGGCCAACGCCGGCTTCTACGTCCAGCGTGAAATCCGAGTGGAACAGCGGCTTGTCGCCGGCATGGTACGGTGGCGACGTGGCCTGCGCATACATGGGGCAATCGAATTCCGTCTCAACCGTGGGATCAAGATACCCGATCTTGCCCGAGAACGCGTCGCCGATCAGGATTTTTCCATAGGCTTCAATGGCAACGTTTCCGCGCCAGCGGCCAAGCGGGGTTCCGTTGATGTCATACGAAAGCCGCTCGTGCCAAAGGCCGGTCGCGATGTCATACTCCCACGTTGTCGTGTCCCCGAGGTCCGCGTCCTGCGTCGGGAACGTGAAAGCGATCATCTTGTGACCGTTCCACGTGTAGGCAAGCCCGAAGGCGTCAGAGATCGCCGTGTATTTCTGGAACGCCTGCTCGATGGCGTGCGTGGAAATCCGCTGCAACTGAGTGCCGCTGATCTTGTAGGTCATGCGATCATCGCCGACAAGGAAGAGGGCTTGGTCCTCCTGCGCCCACGCGTATGAGCCGATGATGCCCCGGTCTATCGTTCCGCCCGGCAACCTCTGCCACGGGAAATTGGCGGCCCCGACGTTTGCCCACAACTCGCTCGACACAGACCCGAGCAGATAGGCGACCTGCTTCAGGTTCACGACGGCGAGGATATTGTCAGACTTGCTCTCTTTCGTCGCGAACGCCAGCGCATTATAGGACGTGCCGTCGAGAGAGTCCGATCGGAACCACTGGGCCGTGCCCTTCCGGTTGAAGGTAAAGAAGCTGTCCAGAAAGGCCACCGTGTCGGCAGCATCGAAGTCGGTATCGGTTATGAGGCGGAAGCCAGATCCGGTATCGTATATATACCCGTTGGAGCCGTTGACGATGACCAGCTCGGTTCCATTGTCGGCCATGGAGACGACGCCGGTTCCCGATATCTGTCCGCCGAGCTGAGTTACAACGGGCGTCGCGGCGTTGGTGATAGAGTAGAGCCATGGGCCGGACACGACGTACAGGATGCCGCCCAACAGATGGGCGCCTCGGACTGGGCCGGCGCCGGCTGTGGCGAATGTGGATATGCCGGGGCAGCCGAGCAGCGCGACCTGAGACCGGGCACCCTGCGGCTGCGCCTCAGCATACATGTTGAGCACGCGCTGCGCCGAGATGGGCAGACTGTCGTGGCGGTATGATTGGACGGCGAACGGAACGGGAGGCACGCGCTAGGGCCCCATGTCCGCTTGCATGAACAGGCTTTCCTGCTCGCGATCGTCGCCGGCAACGTCGTCCAGATACGAGGCTGCCTGCGTCGCGATGCTCGTCTGCCGCTCCATCGGCGCGTCATGTTCGACCATGATCGCCGCCGCCAGATTGAACACGAGGGCATCGATCCATTCCGGCGGAAGGTCCGGATTGTCCCCCGCCGCATCGAAATCCATGATCGGCCGGTGAAACGTGAATTTCACGAGCTCGGTAACCGTGGTCGGCGGCTGCCAAAGGGACAGGTACCCTGTATCCCTTTGCGGGTCATAGAAGGCGCGGTTGATGGTTCCGGTCTGCGCCTTGTTCGGGAGCGCCTGATAGTCCAGTCTCGCCATGAGCGAGCCTTGGGTATCGCCGATGGATGTCTCCAGGCCACTGGCGATGTTGTAGCGCCGGGCATCGACGATCTTCAGAGGCCGCACCAGCTTGGTGGTGTAGTTGAATACCGCGTTGCCGGCCGTCGCGTCATCGTCCAAGGCATCGTTGATGGTGACGGTGGAGGATGTCTTGCTTGCGACCGTTGACCAGTGGATTGTGCCGTCGTCCACCGCAATGCCGATATTGTCGGCTACCGTCATATCGGCAGTAGAGGTAACGGAGATCGTGGTCTGGCCGCTCGCCTCGGTGACGGAGATGGTGGTCTGATAGAAGGTTTCCGTCGCGTGATCGGTGCTACTCGACGCAAGCGCGTACCTTGCCTGCGACGCCTGCGGAAACAACGTCCCTTCCGTGACCGTCCACACCTTGAGGTTAGGCTTTTTTTGCCACCTCTTGACCATCGCATTGAGGGCTTCGGCGGTGTCATTGAGAAGATGGGCATTCGGCGTCTCGCCAGCCTTGACGACACCGCAGATGCGCAGTGCGCGCACGCAAATCTGATCGCGCGTGCGGTTGAAGTCGGAGCTGTTCGAGACCGTCATCAGCTCGCCGTCCTGTCGTAGTTTATCACCTTGTTTCCGGGCGAAGCCCGATCCGGCAATGCAGCCGCAATCACGATCAACTGGGCACCGATGATCTCGGAGATGCTGGTCATGTGCAGATCGCCCACATCGAGGTAGACGCCGATCCTGTCGCCCGCCTGCATGCGGTTCGTGCTGGTGACCGGGAGTGCGAGGAAGATGGAGCCGGGAATGTTGGGTTGCACGCCAACCGTATTATAGCCCGCCGTCGTCACCGCGCCCGGAGAACCGATGCCGTCGCCGTAGCCCATCGTGACGATAGAGTGTATGGAGGCCCTTTCGATACCGCCTCCGGCAACAACGTCTTCGTCGCCCTCGATGACCTCGGTGATGAGCGGACCTACGGAGCGCTCATCCTCGATCCGCCGCTGCGGCCTGGCATCCGGGATGCTCAGGTTCTCGCGCCGGGCGCGGATCAGGTCTTGCGGATGGCGCGGATCCACGAAATCCTTGTATACGAGCAGCCCGTTCCATTCCTTGACGCACTCGGAGCGCCAGAAGGTCATCCCCGATCGGTCGCAGATGACAAGGTAATCACCACGATGCTTTGTGTCGCGCTTCCGCATGGGATCAGGATCGGGCCGCGCTTGTCGGTTCGTCCGCGCTGTCGTGCGTCACGACGAATGCGGTATCGGAGCCGTTGAGCTGCTTTACCGTGAGAGAAGTGCCGCTTATGGCGAAGGCCATGAGACGCTGATGGATAGCGAATATCGCCTGCGCCAATGTCGGCGCGGTGCCGTTGGAGGCGTAGGATTGCGTCAACTGCGTTGTGAGTGCGGCTGTAAAATTCTCCGCCGCCGTCGGAAGCGCAGCGATCTGTGTGTCCAAATCGGCAGATGCAAGACCTACCGCAGCGCGGATGGTCGCATCAAGGTCCAGAGTTGTGCTATTCTCATCCAGCGCGGTAAGCGTGCGGGTGCCCGACGCCCAAACCGCCGTTCCGATCTCCGTGCCTGCATCCGCCGCCAGCGCAGCGGCATCGATGGCTCCGGTCGCAAATGCCGTTGTCGCAATCCCGCCAGTAGACACTGGCAGTGCGCCTGTGGCCGAGGCATCGAACAATGCTGCGGAGATTGCCTCCTCCACCACCTGAAATTCATGGTATACGGGAAGTGCACCAGTGGCGTGCACGACCAATTGTAGTCGCCCAACCGTCGCCGTATCGGTCGCATCTAGCGTGATGGTATAGAAGCCAAGCTCGTCGTGTGTTCCGCCGCCCGAGTTCTTGGCCGCCATGTTGCCGCCGTTGGCAGAGAGGCGAATGTCGGTATTGGCTATGGTGAGTCCGGTCAGGGCGCTGATGCCGTCGGTCTCGTCTATGAATGGACCGATCAGCACCGATTGCGACGCCGTGCTCTGCTTCAGGAACATCATGGCGTCATACCGCCTTCATCTTTCGATAGTGATCTGCGAAGATCGGCAGTGACACAGAGGATGCAGCAGGCTCCACACCAATGGTCACGCTCGCTCTAGCGAAACCATTGCTGATGCCGGAACCGCCCTCCCAAATGCCGGGATCTTCAGATGATGCCGCCGAGTCCCTACGTGCCACCGCAACGCAGCCCGCTCCCGCGCCTCCGTCGTTGCTCTGCACCAGTGTGTAGTTTGTGGGTGGCGTAGGATTGGCATCCACACCCAATGTTCCACGAACGCCAGTCAACCAGAGCGTGTCAGCGGATCCCCATGACGGGGTCAATTCCGGTGGATCGCCACCCGCGGCCGCTCCGCCTATCGCTAAAGCCTCTGGCGCGTTTCCAGAATGCCCTGTAATGCGCAGACTGATGTGTCTCCACTGCACGGAGGTGCCGGTCGTAAAAACTACGCTCGCCCCTTCAGTACCATCCGCGATCCTCCACATGCCCCATAGGGTGATTGTGGATTCCGAATCCTGCTCGAAAAGCTCGTCCCAGTCTCCGGCCTCTGTAACTGTAGCACTGATGGTGCCACCGGAGATCACAATCAGCATATCTCCGGCCGCTATGCTGGCAGGCAGATTGACTGTGTGAGACGTTGTTCCAGCGCCGTCAGTGTTGCTGGTTGAGCCGGCCACAACCGGGAAGGTCATCGGAGGCCGCCAGGCGTTGAGAGAAGGGCCATCGGCTAATCTCTCTTGGCGGTGCTTATGAGCCACCAGGCGAACACGGCCCCAAGGCCGAAGGCCGCTACGGCGAAGATGGGGTGAATGCAAGTCCAGGTCACAGCACCCGCCCCTGCTTTGCTGCCAAGTAGGTGCGGAGCTGGGCAATCTGGCCGTCGGTCAATCCGGACTTCTGCACGGCACCATAGAACCGCACATTGGGCTTGTTGCCTACGCCGGTGCCGGTGCCATCGGTGCTCGCCGTGCCCGCGTCTCCCGTATCATAGGAACCGTTGTCGATGGCAAGCCGGCTGGCCGCGCCGGAATGTCTCTCGGTGACGATGAAGTCTGCATCGACATCCGGGATCGGCCGCGTCACGTCGCCCTCGACGCCGCTGAAGATGCGCACCTCGTCTGTGTTCTCGAAATAGAGCTGCCCGTTGATGGAGCCCGTATCCCGGAACAGGCGGCCGACGTTGTCGGCCGACAACCGGCGCCATGCCGAAACACGGTCCAAGGGCTGGGCAAATGTGCCGGCGTAGGTTACCTGCATGGCGTCGTCGGAGCCGTCGTATTCCAGCCAGTGCAGGCCGCCGCTGGTCTTGTAGAGCGGCCGCGATCCCGCCGTGCCCTGCACGAAATGGTTGCCGTTGCCGGACTTGTCGAGCATGGCGCCCACGGGATCGTCGCTTGCCTCCACGGGCGTCGTCATCGCCGCGTCCTGGAACAGCGTCGAGATGTCGGACGGATCGAGCCACAGGAAGGGCGAGACGGCGAGCGGAGTAAACGCTGACGCCCCGCCTCCGGCACGGGACGCCCGCCCCCCGAAGCCGCGTCCCGACAAGGGGCGGCCGGATAGAGGTCTGCCGGAGAGGGGACGGCCGAACATCTCAATGGGGCCTGAAGGCGATGGTTATGTCGTACTCTGTGCCCGACACATTCACGAGCTTCACGTCGCCCGTGAATCCAGTCGACTTCGGGTCTTTCTTACCGCCGTATGCTGTGAAGTCGATTTCGCCCTGACCCGGCCCGAGCACGGCCAGCACGTCATCTGTGTTGGCGTCAAAGTAGAGGATGACCGGATCGCCGTTCACATTGTAGCTGACCCAATCCACGACAACGTAGGTCGGAACCTGGCCACCGTTGAACGTCAACGCCGATACGTCGATCTTGACGACGCCGGCACTCTCATCGGTGCCGTCTGGATTGTGGAGGTGCAGAAGCTTGCGCTTGTTCCCGCTGTAGACGTATTCCGAGGATGCAGCCATAGTGAAGGACTCCAATCAGCTTTTCAAGGGTTGGGCGTGTCCGGAACGGTTCGCATCCATTTCGTGCACACGTAATCCGGAGTCCATGAGTAGGTACACAGGGCGACATCTTTGCCGCCCAGTTTGTCGATTGCGACCTCTCTCGCTTTGGCGATGGCCGCGTCCACGTCGTCATCCTCAATCTTATACGAAACGTGGGTATAGTGATCGGCCATCGCCCTTATCCCGGTCCTTTAGGTCGGATCGGCTGTGGTCACGCCGGCAACGTTCTGATTGCCTGCCCATTCGTTGTTGGATCCGGCCGGGTAGGCAGTCACACCGAACGAACCCGAGAGATAGTTCCCAGTGATGACGTTGTACTCACCCTGGTTCGCGCTCGGCTGATCGTCGATGTCGATGCTCAGCGTTGCGGTGAACCGGCCGAAGATGTTGTTCCTGATCGTCGAGTAGGACATGGACGACAGGATGTGGCTGGCGTTGTTGTGAAAGTGGCTGTTCTCGATGATCCAGGTCAAGGGCACCGCGACAGACGTGCTCGTGCACTTGATGCCAGCCGCACCAGACCCGGAAAGGACGTGAAAGGTGCAGTTGTCGACATGGACGAAGCCGGCGCCGCCGGCATTCTGAATGCCTATGAGTCCGCTGGCGAAGCGGCACCCGTAGAATGACGCGTGGCTTGCATCCCGCTCACTGTCGCCGGACGCCGCGTCGCGATTGAGGCGAACGGCTGCCGCATCCACAGGGCAATCGAAGAGAACATTCACGAACCGCCAGCCCTGCTGCTGGACGATGCACAGCGAGGTTGCAGTCGTTGGCGAAGCCGGAGGCACCCACGAGGCGGCCGAAGAACCGCGACCAGGAGACGAGCTTTCGCTATGGTCATCCGCGTGACGCGGACGATTGGCGGCGCCGATGACGGTCACGTCGAACACGCCGGCCGGGGTGGTCAGTTCCTCGCGCACCTTGCCGCGGAAGACGATCACGTCGCCGGAATCGATGTTGTCAAACGCCTTGTCCATGGTGAGAAACGGCCGATCACGGCGCTTACCGGAATTGCCGTCCGATCCGGTCTTGGCGTCAACGTACCAGACGCGGCCATATCCAGCGTCGAACATGCCGGCGCCGCGGATCATGATGCCCTCGCGGAAGCCGTTGGAGTAATTACCCATGCCCATTTCAGTTCTCCGAGATTTGAACGCGCGCCCGCAGCTGGAGCTTGCCAGGGATGGGTTGCCCTACGGGCGCGCGCGTTGTGGTGGGACGCTAAGGATTACTCAGCACCGGGCTTACCCGCGTGCTTTTTCAGTTCCCCGCGTTTCCGAAAAGGCCCCGCCAGTTGGCCCACTTGACGCTGTAGCGCTCATAGCAGGCGTACTTCTGGACCTTGTTGTCGAACGCGCCGTCTTCCGAAAACGACAGAGCGTTGCGCTGGAAGTGCAGCAATGCGGTCTGCGCATCGGTACGGATGAACCAGGCGTCCGGGTCGTCAAGATACGGATTGATCTTGATGCCGCCGGGGAACTGGCCGGAAACGCGGATCGCGTTGACGGCGTTGTTGGGCGTGTCGTTCTGCAGGACCGACTTGATGATGCGGGTCAGCTCGAACTCCTGCGCCGGGTTGGCGTGGATGCTCACGGCCTTCAGGTTCTCCCTCAGACCCACACTGTCAGTTGCGTTGTGGATCTGAATGAGAGCGTCCTCAATGGCGGCTTCCGACACGTCGGCGGCCGTCAGGAGGTTGGACTGCGAGCCGTTCTGCGTGGGATGATCCGACGCGCAGAGCACCTTGCCATCCGCTCCGGTGTGGCCAGCCGTGAACGCGCGATTGTACATCCCGGCCACGGTGGTCTCATGCGTCGCGCGTGCCGCCCTTGCGAGCTTCTGCGTGCGGCGCTTGCCGACCTCTGGATAGAGGTTGTCCTCCATCTCCTCGAACGACACCATGTAGCCGCCGGCATAGGCGACGTGGGTGAAGCGCGAGGTCGGACCCTGACTGTCGGTCTGATAGTCGAAGCCGCCAGCCTCAGCCTTGACGCCGATGAGGTTGAAGCCGATATCCTCGGGCACCTCCTCGTAAGCCTTGTCGGAAGTCTCCTGATCGACAAGCTCGGTCCAGAGCGTAGGATGCTCCATTCCGGTCGTCCACCACTTCCAAATCCCAGGCCACATGGCCTTGGGATGCATGCCAGACGTGATAACCTGCGACATTGCAGTGTTCTCCGATTGTCAGGATCAGGCGAGGCCGACGATGCCGGGGAACGGCTGCGGCAGGTTGATCTGCACCTCCCAGACGGCGGAGGTCACAGTGGCGTCGTTGTTGGGAATGTTCGCCGCCCGCAGAATGGTGGTCTGCATGGTGGCGTCGGCGCCGGGGGTCGTGGCGTCGAGCATCCAGCTCGACTTGCCGGTTACGGTCGATCCACCGCCGCCGGCAACGAGGTTGGCATTCGCCGATACCAATGCCGCACCAATGGTGCCGCTTGCGTCGTCCCGAACCCGGAACACAACGTCGGGCAGCCACGCCGGGCACACCAGCGCGACGCGCTCCGTCGATGCTTCGCGGTAGATCGTCGAATCCCGCGTCACCGGCATGAACCCGACGATCACACCATAGATCTTGTTGGTTGAGCCGGCGACGGCGATCGTCACTGCCGGCAAGGTGCCGGGCTCGAACTTGCCGCCGATGTGCTCGACAACAGACGTGTTGCTGGTGCCGGTCGCGAGAACGGGATCGCCGATGAACTGGGCTGTCCCGACGCCAGTACCGATGTAGCAAGGAACAGGCTCGCCGGTCCAAGCCGCTCCAGAGCGGCGCACCGGCTCAAGGCCGAAACCGGCCGTAGGGTTGGCCATCGCGGCCTCCTATGCTGAGTTGAGACAAACGCAGGGGAGACACTACAGAACGCTACCGACCGTTAACCTTGATGTCCGGACCGACGCCGCCAGCCTGATTGGTGGGCAGGTAAGCGCCGTCCTGATTGGGGATATGACCGGCGACGACACCACGCCTGATCTTGGCGTCCAACTCGTCGCGAGCGCGGTCCTTGATGGCCTGATCCTCGCGCCAGTATTGCTCGGGGATTTCCATGAGGAAGGCAGTCTGCCCGCCACCCGCCTGCGACACGCCGACGACGCGCGCGACGTTGCGACCATCCCTGTCCTGGACGTGCTTGTAGCCGGCCTCCAGAGCCTTGGCGATGCGCCCTGGCGTGTCGTTGAACCAGTGGCGATGGAAGCCGGGCCGCGACGGATAAGTCAGCTTCTGCGTCTGTGCCCCGAATGGCTTGCGCACGAAGCCGGCGGGAAGCCAGCCAGAAATATCATCCTGGCTCATTTCCTGGACTGGCGCGGGCTCCTGCGCAGCCGGGACGATGGTCTGTCTGACAACGGTAGGAAGCGGCTGCGGCGGCGTGAGCGTAGCCGACCGCCTGATGCGTGCCTTGCCGGTCTCGGTAGTTGTTGCTTCGGCCATTGGATCAGTTGTCCCACTTATAGGATTTCAGGTAATCGTCATCCGTGAAGGACGGATCGCGACGCTTGATGCGGGCGAGCGCCTGCTTGGCATCGTCTGGAAGATCAGCCAGAGACTTGCCCTTCGGCTTCGGCTTGCCTCCGGCACCTTGCGGCCCTGGCCTCGTCACGGCAGCCGCGGGCCCTGGCCTCGTCACGGCAGCCGCGGGCGGTGGTTTCGGAGCGGCGTCCGGGAACTTGTCCGGGAACCTCTTGACGACTTCCTCTCGGACCTTGGCGAGGCGTTCACGAGAGGGCATGTTGGGGTTCTTCGCCATCAATCTCTGGTCGCGAGAGATGGCGTAGTCGTGCAGTTCGTCGTCCGAATAGAACCACGGGTTGTCGCGGGTCCATTCGAGGACGGCGGGCTCCGGCGGAGCGTTGCGAAGCAGGGTGTCATGGTCACGCATCGCCGCGTCAAAGGCGGCAGTGTCGCCATCAGTCGAGGCCCGACGCATCCGGTTGCGGGCGTCCTCCATTGCGGCGACCCAGACCCGATCCGTCTGCTCAACCGAACGCTGATCAACGGCCTTGGTGCGCTCCAGCACCTCCTTCAGGACTTTGGAACTGGAGCGCAACTCGGAGCGCAACTCAACAATCATCTCTTGCTGAGCAGCCACCCTGTCATGCAACTCCTGCGCCTTCTTCTCAGCGGCAAGCGCACGTTGCTGTTCCTCGCTCGGCTGCTCTGCTGGCGGCGCCTCGCCGTCAGCAAGCAAGTCGGCAGGTATGCCGCCATCGTCGTCCGGGGTGGTGACCCCGTTCGTTGTACCCGTCATGATGTCCCCTTGTGTGTGCTAGGCTCTGGCGAGCAACGGCGGGCGCGTGACGCGCGCCAAGTTGCTCTTCGGCTTCACCGTCTCGACAACGGGAATGTTGCCAACGAACAGGCCCCCGATGCACTTGTCGTCCATGAGGCGGTAACGCTTGCCATCGGCGCCCCAAAGAGACGTGCCGGCGTACTGCTCGAATATCACGCGCTGGCCGACCTCCGGCCTCTTGCCCTCGAAACGGCGCGAACGATCACTGTTCCACGCCCAAGCGTCATCGCCCAAAGCAATGAGAACGCCGGTCTGGCTCGCAGTGTCCATTTTGTCCCGCTGGTCATCGGTGATGATAACGCCTCCAGAGGTGGTGTCGGCGAACCTGTCAGGCAGTATGAGCACCCGATCTCCACATGGACTGATGCCGGACTCGTTGGCGCCGGTCCATTCTGTAGCCACGTACTCCCCGTGCTGCATGCGTATCATTCTAGGCTGCATTCTGCTCTTCCATATCCTTTAGTGGCGTGTAGAAATCAACGATGGTAGCGTACTGGACCGCGCCAGCATCGCCCACGCCATTCGCATGGCCGGCGAGCCTGCCCATTAGGAAAGGATCGGGCGTTGTGTTGGCGCCGCGCACCAGTGCGGCCAGATAGAGGTGCCCATCTCGCGCATAGTCGCTGAGGTACCGCAGATAGAACCTCGTGACCGGATGGTGCTTCCAGGCGTTGAACAGCTCCTCGGTGATCTCACCCAAGGGCGTTCGCGATGGTTCCAATGTATGCATCCTCTGGGTTTCCGCTGAGCGGCGACGGCAGTGCTCTTCGCTGGGCACCGGAGGCACCGCGGCCTTCGGCCGGCTGCAACAACGCATTGAGACTCACCTCGATAGCCTTCAGCCATTGCGCACTGTATTCGAGAGCGGTGCCGGCATCGGCCTCTTCGGCTTTCGCCACGTTGAGCAGGGCGGCCGTATAGTCCTTGATCTGTGTAACGCGGGCGCTGGCTTCCTTGATGTCCAGCTCACGCTGAGCGGCAGCCGCCTTGTTGTCGATTTCCTTGTTGACGGCTTCAAGCTGCGCCGTCTGCGCCAGGATGGCGGGATCGGCCGGGGGCTGCTGAATGATGAGCTTGTCGGAATCGGGAATGCCCGCCGTCGTGAAGATGCGCTTGCGGACCTCGATCTGATTGATCAGAGGGTCCTGCTGATAGGTCATCAGGAACTGCGCATGCGATGCGCGCTGCATATCCGTGACCATGTTGGGGTCGCTGTACGGCTGAACGCCGCCGCCCCGCTCATAGTCCGCCTTGGTGACCTCGCGCCATTCGTCGCCCACCTGATACTGCGACGCCTGCGGCAGATAGATCGAGTTGAGCCGGTAGAGCTTCTGAAACTCCTTCTGCAGCGATCTGTGGATGCGCTTGAAGATCGCCGTAAATTCGTTGAGGCCCTGCTCTACAAGGGCCATCATCGTGGTGGGCGGAGTGTTCGCCAACGCCGCGTCGCCGGAGAGAACTTCCTTGACGGAGGCGCTGTCCTTTGCGGCTTCGATCAACAGGCCGATCAACTGGAACAGAACGGGACTGGGACCCGGATGATTGAACGGGACGATGGAATCCTTGAGCGCCTGCCCCGGCGCGTTGATCATCTTCCACTCGCCCAGCTTGAACTTGAGCGAGCCGGTATGCATCGACATGCCGCGGCCGATGAAGCCGCCGCCCGTGTTCTGCAGGCTCGCGGCGTCGAAGGTCTGGTTGAGCGCGGTGTTGATAGCTTCGTTCAGGGGGCTCAAGAGCTGGCCGAAGCCGATGCCATAGATACCGCCGTCCGGGTTCGGAATGAAGTCGTATTTGGTGTAGTAGTGGATGGGCTTCACATGGCGGATTTCGCCGTCCTCGCCCATCTTGATGCCGTCTGCATCATAGCGCGCCACGATGCGCGCCACCTTGCTGGATTTCTTGTGCACCGTGACGATGTAGGGCTCGGCATAGCCGTCCTCGTCCAGGTCCAGCCAGCGGTGCTGCTCCAGGAACTCGACGGGCGCGTCTTTGTCCTCGCCGTTGTCGCCCTCGTAGGTCTGATCGAGGAACAGCCCCGACCGCACCATCTCCTCCGCTTCATTGGGGTAGAGGCCGATGGGCTCCGTAAGGCGAGGCGCCCGCTCCATGCTCTTGGCCTGATGGTTGATGATCAGATTCTCGGCGAGCACGAGGTGGACGCAATTCTCACCCGTGGACGGGTCATAGTAGGTCTTGCGGAACCCGCAGCCGACGATAGGCAGGATCAGGGTGAGCTTGTCTGTGTCGCTCTCCCACTCCGGCATGCTGAGCAACTGCCAGGACATGTGTTCGCCGATGCGGGTGGCGCGCTCCTGCTTGGCGCCCGGCTCGACAAGCCACATCTGCTGTGGGGGCTGTTGCTCGGCTCCCCCCATCTGCGGGCCGCCGTTGTGGCCCATCATCATGGGGGACTGCTGGCCACCCTGCTGCGGCAGCATCGGCGCCTGCGGGGAGAGCGCGGCGAGGCCGCCGGCCGGTGCCTGCTGCATCATCTGGGGAGGCATCGGGACACCGTCATCCTTGCCGACAACGACGCCTTTGACGACGTTGCGCCCCTGGATGATGGCGGGATAGGCGCGCGAGTTGAAGAACTTCGCGGCCGTTGTGATAATCGGGAAAATGACGTTGCTGGCACCTTCCCAAGGGTGCATCTTCTTTTTGGCGACCTGCAAAGCCATGTCCATGGCCCCGCGGGTCTTATCCATCCAATCCTTGCGGGAATCTTCATCGATCTGGCACTCGCGCACAACGCGCTGACCGATGTCGTTGAGGATGGTCTCGTCCAGCTCCTCGGCGATGTTGAGGGTCTGGGAAATGTCGGCCCAGCGAAGGAGGCGCTGGATCAGGTCTTCCTCCTGCTCTCCCATCTCGTCGAGCATGGGCATCTGTTCGTCCGGCATCATCGTGTCCGGGGACAGCATGCCCATGTCCGGAGGCAGCATTTCGCCACCGTCTAGGTCTTCGAGCATCAGGAGGTCGTCAATCTCGGGGGGCATCAGTAACCAGTCGGCCTAGGCTTGGGGCGCGGCTTAGGCTTCGTCTTGGGTTTCTTGGGCATCAGTACCCGCCGCCCTTGCGCATCGGCACGGAGGCGAGGCCGCCACTGGGCTTGGAGCCGGACTTCGGCGCGGACTTGGGAGCCGCCTTGCCGCCGCCGTACTCGCCAAGCCCCTCATAGGAGATGCAGCGGCGTGGGGAGACGCCTTCGCGCTCCAGCTTTCCCATGGACGGCTGGCCGCCAGCGTCGGTTTTCAAGGGCATCGAAGGTTCCTTTGTGGTAAGTTGCAAGCTATGGACGATCAAGACAAGGCGCGAACTGAATTCATGGATGCGCTAACGGCTCTCACCGTTGATCGCGTCTTCGGCACCTACAATCCCGGTTGCGGCCTGCGGCGCCTGCATTACAGTCCGAAGCAGTCGGCGGAGATAGAAGCCAGATACGAAGCCGCCAAGCTGGCGCTCATTTCTTCCCTTTCGGCTTCCGGCCGGTCTTGAGCGACTTGCCGGTTTTCGACTGCGCAATGCGTACCGCATTGCCGGGACGCATTCCCCCGAAGCGCAAAGCGTCGTATATCTTGTGGACCTTCGTTCCCTTGGGCATTGGAGCCACCTCAGATGGACAACGTTAACGACTGGGATAGAATCCTGCCGCTGCGCGACCTGTACGGCGACGCAAACGTAGAGGCAGCCTTTGAGCTTCTGAACGAATTGGCCCCAGTCACCCGGCGTGATGATTGGTGGGGAACCGTTGGCCCCATCGAGATCATCATCCAGCACTTACGCCGATGGCAGCCGGAGACCTACAAGCACGTCCAAGTCGCAAGTCAGTAACCAGTGACCGCGCTACGCCCCTTATCCCCCACGTCCACCTCCCCATGCGCCTGCATGTCATCCATCGCCAGCCTTGGCGCGTCCATGCAGAGCAGATGAGTCGCGCGCATGAGGCCGTCTGACTCCTCGACGATCTCCCCGGTTTTGTCGCGGCGATAAGAGCGGTACTGCGAGACCCAGTTGGTGCAGGTGTCAAATACCTTGAGGCGCTTTGTGGACAGCCGACGCGTCACTTCGGCAGCGCCAGCGTCGGGGTCCACACTGGAGGTGAACACATCAAGGCGAAGGTCAAGCAGCGCGTCAATGATCCGCTGGCCTTCCTGTTGGGATCGCCCGCGCGCCAGATGGTCGAACAGACCCGGAACCCAGCCGGCCCGTTTCTTGATGGTGTCCGCCACGATGGCCAGCTCGTGACGCGGCATGACCACCTCGGAATAGATGTAGAGCACATCGGCCTCGCGCTCATGGGCCGCCCACAAGGCCGAGGCTTTGGAGCGGTCTATGTCGAGAGCCCAGATGCGGGGCCAATGGCGGGGAAGGCGGAAGTCAGCTTGCGGTTCCATGCACCATGAAGTCGCTTTCAGGCGTACCGTAAACCGTGCCGCCGTCGAACATCCGAACCTGTTCCGCAGCGTAGCGAACGCTATCGACGACGTGATTCTTCTTATCGTCCAGCACCGGCAGAACCTCACCCGTCAGCTTGTCCACCTTGTAACTGTATGAGGTGAACTCGTCTATTGTGTGCCGACAATTCGGGTGGACAACGATATCAAACGACTTCAGGAACTCGATCCCGTCCTCTAGGCTTCCCGGACCTTTCCGAGCTGCCTGAATGTGCGGGAAGCCGTGGCGCCGCATGTAATCAATGGTCTCCGGCCTGGCGCTGTCCGCTGTGATCGGCCACTTCCTGGAGCCTTCCACCTTGTCGAACAGTGCCGGCGTCTTGTCTATCGCGCACCCGACCTCGTAGGCTTCCTGGTCTATGTAGAGCGTGCGGCCCATGATCCAACAGCGGACCAATACCGTGGGGTCTATCGCGAAGCCCCAGTCTCCGCCGTAGTAGGGACGGGCGTCTTTTGGAACCTCGAAGGTATCCACGGTCCAGTTGCGGAAGACACGGGCCTCGGAGTTCTTCTGATACTGGCCGAGCCAAACGTGGGCGTATTTCTCCGGGTCTCTCTTTTGATCCCGCTCCATGTCCCGCCGCAGCTCAGCGGGAAACCACGGGTTATCCTTGTAGGTGACACTGACCAGGACAAAGTCCGGATCATGCTTGTTGGCATCGAAGAAAGCGTCAACTGGGTCTTTGGGCGATATCGGGTTCCAGCCGAAATAGAGCGCCGACCCAGGTGCGCGAATGGTAGGCGTGAGTATGTCGATCGAATTCTGGCTGATGGTCTGCGCTTCCTCCACAAAGGCGCGCGTAAACCCCTCCAAGGACTTGATCGATGCGGCCGTGTGGTTCTTGAGGCCGCGGAACACCATCAGGCTTTCGGTAGCGTGGCAGACGATCTCCTGATCCGTGATCTTGAAGCTATCCCCCACGCCAAGCGACTTGATCTTGTCCTCTACGAGCTGCTTGACGCTGTCCTTGATCGAGCTCTGAACCTCGCGAAGGCATGCAACACGATGGTGCTCGGATAGCATCTCCTCAACTAGGAGTTCGCACCAGAAATGCGACTTAGCTGCGCCGCGTCCACCCTTAGCGCCTCGAAAGCGCCTTGGCTTTAGAAGCGGGAGGAACGCGCGCGCTGTCGGTATCTGCAGGGTCGACGATAACGCGCTCGATCCGCTGTAACTGGACGGGTCCGCCTCCAGGGCCTGTATGCTCATGGATCTCCTTGAACAGGCCCAAGTGCTTGCCCATGTCGACCAAGGCGGCGCGCTTGTCGTGCAGCTTGATCTTCAAGCCGCCGGTCGGGGTCTGCGAGACCTCAGCGATTGCGCCAGCCGTTTCGTCGTCAATCTCGTCACTGCTCAGAAACAGGACGTTGTTCGCATAGGTGTGCTTAATAACGAGGGTGTCGCCGCCGTCTGGCGCGTCTTCCTCTTTGATTTCTAGGCCGTTCCACTTCACGGCCCTTCTGATGTCAGCAAAACCGATCTTGGCTAACTCGGAAAGGATGCGTTCCTTGCTGATGGCGAGCTTGTTGACGGCCTTCTCGGTCGCCTTGACCTCGATATCTTCCCGTCTTTTCAATAGCTCAGCAACCCGAGCCTTGACCTTAGCATCTTTTAGCAGGCGGGTAGCAGAAACGGCCGCAGCATTAGCATTTGAGGCATAGCCGGCCCAGAGATAGGCATCGGCACCCGACATGCCTTCCGCTATGCCTTGGGCAAAACGCTCGTGCTTAGCGTTCTTGAGAACCGGCATCGCCTACGGGCTCACGGTTCACCGCCGGGCGGTTGATGCCACCGATCCCGCCAACTATCCCAACATCCCAGTTCTGACCATAATGCTGGGGGATCAAGCCTTGAGCCATATTGGCGATGTCACCACTCCCGTAAGCAACCGGAGCACCAAGACCCTGATAGTGGGCGGTCTGCTTGGCTCCCCAATGCGTGTCCTTCAGGAGCACCTTCTCCACCGCCTCTACGATCTGCCCTTTGACGATGGCCTTCTCCCGCTCGATAACGCGGAAGACTTCCTTCTGCGATCTTGGCGGCGAGTTCAGCGGGGGTCATGTTCATGCCTCCGGGTATTCCTCACCTTCCGGCTTTCCGCCCTCAAGGTGCACGTTGGGCAGAGTGTGGAAGCGGCAGTAGAAGGCTATTCGCCCATTCGGATGACGTCCAATGGTAGGCGTGGTACGCCATATGATCGTATGCGCGCCTCGCGCAAGCATTTGCGCTTTCAGGTCTTGAAGACGGGCGACGATCTTCTCAGGATCCGTCGCTTTGCCATCCGAACGCCTGATAGTAGTAGCGGCCTCCACCAGGCTCTTCGTACCAGGCGCGAGGTGGCCCGATGTACTGCACGAAGTCGGCGAACGGGATGACATTGCCATCAGCGGACAACAGCCCAGGGATTCCACGAAACTCTTCGTCAACAAGACCGACCATGCCGGCCCAGCTTCCAATAGGTTCGGCCAAGATTTCGTCTTGGGTCATTGTTTCGCCCTAAACCATTCCTATATGGGGAAGGCAAGTGAGTAGCAGTGCGTCCCTGTCCTGAGTTCTGCACCTGGCCCAAGTCTAGGGAGGAAACGCCCAAAGGAGGGCATGGCGGCTAAAAGGCAGGAAGCCGCCGCGCAACCCCGCGCGAACTTTGACCGTGGGGATTGCCCGTGTCGTTGCGAGAGAGCCCAGACGGAGGAGACCCATGCCAAGGAGGGTACGGGCGCCCACCGCGCGGAGCTGCGCGCCAGCTTCCGAGCTGATCGGAGTAGACGTGCCCCTCCATGGCCTTGGAGGCGGTGGCTCGGCACCCGCTTCGCGTTGCGCGTAGTCCTTGGGCCGATGGGGCAGTCCTATGACGCCACGCCACCGATACACACATGCAGTATATTTCATACTTTCTTCAGCTTTGCAAGCCCTTCGACCTTGATTTTGGAGAATTTTCCGAAGATTGGAACATCCAAAGTGACATTTTCACCGCGGATTTCGGTTGTTTTCCCCCTGTGGCCCTGAAACGGCCCCTCCGAAATGAGCACCTCGTCACCCACCTTCAAACATGGCGTATTGTGCACTTCCGGCTTGTATTTGCCATCCGCGATGCTCTCCAGGTACTCGACATCTGCCGGCGGGAGAATGTAGGGCATGGTCGTCCAAACCGGGTGGAGAAAACCGTAGATCGCGTCTATCCTGTCGGGGTTGTGCTTTTCGTCTGGGCTTGGCCCGATCCGTCGCCACCCAGCCGCCCAATCTACCCAGCTCGCAAACAGATAGCCGGGGAACAGGGGGAACTTGTACTTCCGATACCTCTGAGTTCTCTTATTCGGACGGCGCCCACCTTCAACGTAGGGCACCATGGCATCCATGCCGAGGTGCTTGATCTGTTTCTCGGCTGTGATCTCCAGAGATGGCTTGCAACGCAGAACGAACCAATGTCTGCGGTCGCTCAACTCGCGTCCCCTCTCGTTTCAGGTTCATCTGCAACAACCAAGTCCATCGCCTTTCGCTTTGCCCGCTCCAACAGGAAAACGACGCGCTCCATATCGCCCGTCGATCCGCTGAACCAAAATTCCCCGTTCTCAAGCCAACCGATCACAAGCACAGCTTCAAGGCCGTTGCCCTTGGCTGCCTCCAGGATATAGTCGGGCTCGTGATCGACCTTCGTGGGGATGCCAAGGCGGATGACTTCTGCGGTCACGTCTCAGTTCTCCGCTTGCTTTTCCTTGAGGATCGCCTCAGCTTCGGCCTCAACGAACCGCACCAAGTCGTAGGCGTTGGAGAACCCGACTATACGGCCATCCTGCAAGTTGATCACGAAGCTGCCGTTGATCCCCGGCACCACTGTGAACTCGCTCTTGAGAACCTGGCCTCTATCCATTGTGGGCTTCCTTCAGTTCCACCCTATCCAGCTCCACCGACAAATCCCTTACGGTCTCGCAGGCGGAGAGCGTTAGGACGAGGAAAAGGAGGATGATGCGGGTCATGGGGTGGCTTCCGGAATGCCAAAACGCGGAGGAGGCACAGGATCTGGGTTCGCCCAACTCTCACTGTCCAACCCGTCCGGCGTGTGATACCCGAGCATGCCGATGACGAAATTCATCTCCATGGCGTCCGGGTCGAAATCCTCTGACTTGCCGTTCATGGTGGCAGCGCGAACGGCGTAGCGGGCGGCAGCGCGCACCATCTCATTGAACTCCTGCCGGCGCGGATCAGAGGTGCCCATGCGGAACGGCATTGGGGGGACAGCGAAGCCGTCCTTGAAGAGCCAGTGATCTTTAGGCAATGGAAACGATGCCGTAGCAACACCGTGCGCACCGCCCTCGCCGTCGTCGATCAGCGTCATTGACGTTACCGTGCCGCCCGTGTCTTTGATCAGGTCGGCAACGTCTTTTGGATGTGTCATCGTCTTCCCCTCCCATCAGGCAGGGCGCACGCTGGCGCCCCGCTGTTCAACTGCCGAGGAGTTCTCGGTAGTTCAGAAGTTCAGCTTGATGCCGGCCAGCACCGCGTGCGACGTGGATTCGATATCCTCGAAGCACGCGTAGTCAGGCACGTCCCACTGGCCGTAGGCGTAGCGGAAATCGAGAGAGAGCTTCGTGCCAGGGATCTTCATCTCCAAGCCGGGGCCGACCTGCCAGCCGTCCACGTTGCCAATGCCGGTGTAGAGCCGGGACCATGAGGCGTGCCCGTAGAACAGGAGATTGTCGTTGGCGAGCACGCCCGCACGTCCGCCGACGTTTAGAATGTTGTCATTGCCATTGTCGTTGAGTTCTCCGAAGATCCAGCCGTATGAGACCTCAGGACCAAACACGAGCTTGCCGGACTGAACGTTGAACCCCAGCGCGCCCAAGGCAAGCCATCCGGTCTGGGATGACGAAACGGGATCACCGTGCTCAGTGGCGTTCGCGTCGTTCCACGCATGACCGCCGTAGGCGCCGACGTAGAGGCCCGTCCACGGGGAGCCGGCCACCTTGAGGTTGCTCAGGTCGGGGAGGATGGTCTGATCGTTGGCAGCGATCTTGCCCTGCGCGCCCTTGTCGGCGGCGTGCGCCCTGCTGAGGAACGTGAAGCCGACGATCAGAGCGGCGATGATGAGAACGACCGTCAGCGCCTTGCGCTTCGTGTCGAACCAGTCTGGAAGGTTCATTTGCGTCTTGTCCCTAGTTTCAGAGGTTGATCGGAACGCAACGCAACGCGCACAGTTCTTACGGCCTCATGGTCGCCGTCGTTCTACTCACCACTTCCCAGTTCCAACCCTTGGCCTTGCAGTAGTTGGCCACACGCTTGCCGTCCCATCCCTTCATGTATTTGACGATGTGCGCGGCTTCGATAACCTTACCATCTCTTGCCACAATGCCCGCGTAGAAATGCGGAGCATCTATTGCAATGAGGATTTCTGTTACCTCTCGCTGTTGTACTAGACCACTCATGGGTTGCGCAATTCCGGGTCGACCGTTTCAACATGCTTCCGCGCAACAGTTTCAATCTTTCCGCCTGTCCTTCTCAACCTCTCCAATGTTCGCGCGACCCTCGTCTACCACTGGCGTTTCTTCAGCTGCGCACGGGATGGCGTGCACCTCGCATTGCATGAGATGATCGCCGCCAAACAACTTCTTACTGAAGGGGATGATCGCGACGAACTTCTCGCCCGCGCGCTGACCAGCCCCAGAGCTCGAGCAAACGAACCGAGCGCTGCGAGCATACGACGGATCGGAATAACGGATGCCGTGCTTGAACTTCACGCGCTCCATCCAATTGGACTGTGCCGGCCTTGGCTGTGTAGAAGAAACGGGCGGCGGAGCCGGAGTCGCCACCGATCCCGTCCCCATTTCCAAGACCTAGACCCTTGCCAAAGGCGTTGCGCTCGTCACGGTTGGCAGTGTTCTTGTTGCCGCCCCCGCTCTCCGTCTCCGGGAACGCCGCTCTGACTTCCTCATCGTCAGAGAGAACGAGGTTCGCTGGCCAGCGGCCGATGTCTGTGGGAATGGGTCTGCCGCTTGTGCCAGTCCGGTACTGATCACGTGGCCGTTCTCCAATGCCGCGCCATTCCTTGGTTGTGTTATCGGCAGCCTCGACCCTGCACCCGTCTATGTTGATCGCCCCGGTTCCCCAGCGAAGCACGTTCTCCGCGATCGTCCCGATCAGGGGCTTACGTGCGAGGACGATGGGCTCCCATGCTGGTTTGAGAGCGGAGCCAAGCCCTTCGGGTACAATCGGTTTGCCGCACCGTCCACACAACTGCCATGCTCCCACAGCTTGTGCGTCCGGTTGTCCGGCCAAAGTTCCAAATTGCTCACCGCATTGTTCAGCGGGTTGTGGTCCTTGTGGTGCACACACTCGCTCCGCAACAAGGGACGCCCGACCCAACGCGCCATTATCAGGCGGTGTTCCATTACGTAGCCGTCCCTCCGGGCCATGTAGAGCAGATCGGCTGGGCATCTCACGTACTTGACTGACACGTAATTGCCGCGCCGCCTTCGATACGTGACGCCTCCCTTCCACGCCCTGTTTGCCGCGCCGAACGGCGGCGGAGGCGCATTGCATATCGTCAGCGGATAAGCCCGGTTCCGACACGCCCGCGAACAAAACTTCTTCGCGTTCTTCGCCATCATGCCCGGCTTGCGGTACATCGGTTTCGAGCACAGGTCGCAAACCGTATTGCACCAGCGATGCGGCTGACGTCGATCCCTCACACGAACATCCATTGACGGCCTTTGTGATGTTGTGACTTTTCGGAAATCCGCTGCCAAAACAATATCCTATTTGGTCTCTTATCTCAAATCCGGCGTCCTCAATTGCACAAGTCATGCGGTGGTAGGTGCGCGTGCCGGAGAAGGCGAGGAGATGGCCGCCGGGCTTCAGGACGCGGAGCGCCTGCGCCCACACGCCCAGGTCGTTGGCGATACCGGTGCGGTCCCAGCCGCGGCCCATGAAGCCCAGTTCGTACGGCGGATCGCACACCACGGAGTCCACCGAGTTCTCCGGCAGCGAAGCCAATACCTCCCTGCAGTCGCCTGCGTGGACGGTGACGCGGCCGTCGAGGAAAAAGCGGAAGCTCAAGCCGCCCTCCCGACATTCCCCGCCTGCTCGGCGGCTTCGCGAGCGGCCTTCACCCGCTTGCGGGAGCGCCAAGCCTTCCGGGACGCCTCCCGGCGGATCTCCACCTTTGTTTTGATTGGCGGAAAGTCCACCCACGGGAACCGGATGTATGCTGTTAGCTTCTGACTCACGATACGCCCCCACTCTTTCGCGCCATCTCCGCCGCCAGCATGATGGCCGCTCGGATCTTCCCCAAGTCGGACAGTTCGGCTTCAAGCAAGCCCATCTGCGCCCGCAAATCCGCCTCTCTGCGCTCCAGCCGGCCGATGGCCTCCCGGAGGCTGTTGCCAACTTCGCGCTGGCCTCGCTCGGTAAGTTTCACGACTCCACCTCACTCGCTTCTGCCCTCTCAGCCGCCTCTTTCCGGACATCCGCGTCGTGCTCCGCCTTGCACTCGGCATTGCAGAAGCGGCGTCCCAGACGGATCGGCTTGGCGCGCACGGGGAGGTCCGCCCCGCACCAGCGGCACCAGGTCGCCGCCCCGGCCCAATGGATAGGCCCTGGGAATGCCTGCGGAGGCTCAGGAGTGGCCGTCTCGGGAATGGTGGGGGGACGGGTGCTGAAAGCCTCGGAGCTCATTCCTTGGCCTCCGTGTGAAGCTCTCTCAACGCCCCATCGATCATGCAGCGCCAGACATCGTCCAAGCCGCTGTTCCAATCTGTGTCGGGCCAATCGCAAGCGCGGATCATGGCCTCAGTCGGCTCCCGCATGGCGGCGATGGCGATGCGGGCGACGTTGCGGCAACTGCAGTAGTCAACCACGCACGTCCGGAAACCATCGGCACCATCCTCACACCCGTAGGACCCGCTGATCGCAAAGGCGACCCGATCCACCATGTCGTCTGAGATGGTCATGCCGCATCCCAATCCGGAACAATCCGCAGATGCGCAGGCGTCGGCGTTAGGTTTGACCCCGCCTTCGTGTTCATCTCGGCGACCGCCAGCTTGGCGCTTCTTTCGATGGCGGTTAGAGCCACCAATGTCGGCCACGCCAATCGGCCAGCATCCAGTTCATAGCGCGCCAGACGGGCAATCTCCGTGAGGCGCTCACGTAGCTTCCAATTGTCCATCACTCAGACTCCTGATCAGCAAGGATGTGATAGCCCATGCGGTTGACCTGGAAGGCGTTGCGCATGGGGTTGAGGATCAGCTCGGCAAGGAAAGGCTTGCCCATCGTCTCATGGTCTTTGAGCTTGTCGGCGTGCAGGTAGGTCGGGCCGTCGATATTGCGCCACACGCACCAACCGATGTCAGCCTTGTTGCCCCAATGGGCCGTGTCGGCGCCGTCATTGAGGGTCAGGAGGCCCTTTTTCGAGATGCGCTTTTCGACGCCGTCCTTGGGCGGGTGGGCGCAGCAAATCATCAGGAGCCCGTAGTCGTCGGCGAGCGCCTTCAGGGCCATGATGAACCGGCCCATGTAGTCGGTCTTGCTCTCCCCCTTGGGGACTTGGTGGTCAATCTCGTTGACCGGGTCGATCGCCACCACGCGGACGCCATGCACGCGAACCGCAAATTCGATGCGATCAAGCAGCCTCCCGAGGTCCAGCGTCGTATTGCGCTTGCGGCGCAGGAACACGGCCGCCTTGCGGATTTCAGCGTCCGCCTTGGCGATTTCTTCGTCGCTCCAGAGTATCTCCCCGTGCTCGTTGATGTACGGCTTGCCGATGATGTGCCAGCGCATGTCGCGCAGGTAGCGGGGCTTGACGCGTTCCTCGAAGCTGGTGAGCAGGAACTTCCACCCGTGCATCTGCCACAAGCGCATCAGGAGTTGGCGCAGAAGCACGCTCTTGCCGCTGCCGTAAGGACCGATGATCGGCATGAACGCCGGCAGCGAGAACCGAAAACCGTGCTCATCCAGCTCGCGGAACCCGCACTCGAACGTCTGCTCAGGCCCCGGATCAGGGATATCGTCGATGGTGGCGACTTCGTCGGTCCACATCGGCCTGGCACTGGTCAGCCGGTTGCCGATTTCCGTCTTGTCGGCGCCGGATAGCGGCCAGTCGCACCATGAGCACCGATCATCCCCAAGGCGCATGGCGAGGTCATCGCGAAGCAGATAGCCCTTGGGCGGCAGGGCGATCAGGTAGCGCGAGAAGTCCCACCCGATGCGCAACTGGCCTTCCTCGTTGATGGCCTGCTCGCCGCCAAAGCGGAGATCGACAACCTGAATGTGCCGATAGCCGATGTCGTAGGCGACGGCCGCGTGATCCTTGTGGGCCACAATCACGAGGGGCTGTGCGCGCTCCATGCCGCTCATGCTCACCACCTCGACGGCTTGAAGGGCTTAGGCTTGGCGGCTGCCATGCGTGCGCTGTGCTCCAACCCGCTGTAAACGCCGCGCCGCGCGCCGCCGACGATCGCGCCAACGATGTTATTCGGAACGACTTTCTCGGGTTTCTGGCCGCCTTCAATTGCAGCTGCCCACTGCAGAGCGGCTGATTTGCAGATGTTCGCGCAGTCCAATTCCTTGGTGGCCACGTTGAGTGCAAGCTGCATCTGGACGGCTGGCATCGAAATTGAAAATTGCGGGTGCCAAATCCTCTCGCAGTTCAACCAAGCACCGTGTCCAAGATGGGTGAACCCAGGTCCAGGGGACCCAGACACACACACACGTGTTGCAAGTGCATCCGGCTGTGTGTGTGTATTTGTTTTCTTTGAAGGGGGGTATGGGGGGAAACTTTCTTTTGTTGTGTCCGGCGTAGTGTCCGGCTGGCTGGCCACAAATTTAGTGTCCGGCGTAGTGTCCGGGATAGCGTCCGGCTCTGCGGCCACAAGTTTTGTGTCCGGGATAGTGTCCGGGATAGTGTCCTGCTCCTTCGCCGCAACGTTAGTGTCCGGGATAGTGTCCGGCGTAGTGTCCGGCTGGCTGGCCACAACGGGATGGCGCACGATCAGGCCAGATGCCACGGCTGCGCCGATGGCGACCTCGATCATGCCTTGCAATTCGAATAGGGTCTTGCCGCGGCCGGCTGACAACCCGACGTGAAGGAACCCGTCTAGCTCAGACAGGTGGCTGCTGATCGTTGACCTGCCCCAGCCGGTGATGCGCTCCAGGTCGCGCATGGATGCGCTGACGCCGTTCTTCTGCTGGCGGACTGCGAGCGCATAGACCACCAACGCCAAATGCTGAGCGACACGGGTAATCTGGCCGGAGTGCAAGACACGCTCCAACCATTGATCGGCAGTCATCACGTTGGGACGCGGGACACCATCGCTTGTGGATGCACTTTGCGCGCTGTTGACATCTTGTGGGTTTTTGTTCATAACGGCCCCGTATTCGGAGGGTTGTTGTTAGCAGCGGCACTCTCAACTCAGGCTCCCGAGCGGTGGCACGCTCCCGAGCCGGACCAATTCAGAAGGCACCTACCGGCAAAGTGGGTGCCTTCACCATTTCAGGCGGGCACGGCTTCGCCCTTGACCGTTACGTGGTTCCACGCTGCAGGCACGGGGATTTCACACTCGATCCAGTAGCGGGCTTCGGCGTGATCACCGCCCAAATCCAACTCGGCTTCGTCGAAGTCTTCCATGCCGTCCCATCCGCTTGCGCTCCACTCGCCTTCTGAGTTGATGACGAGGGCGATCCTGACCTTGATGGTTTTCATGCTGCTTCCACCTCTTCGTCGTCTTCGACCTCGTTCTCCGGCGGAATGTCGATGCCGTGGGCGGTCAGAAGGGCGATGGCATCGGCAACGATCTTCCCTTGCGCTGCACGGATATGGGCCTTGATCGCCTCCACCGTTGCTGGATCTTCAATCCGTGCCGATGCTCCGAGATAGCCATCGTCTGATGCCATCAACTCCACTTCCATGGCCGTTGTGTCATCCAGGTATCCGAGCGTGGCGCGTGCCCGGCCCAATCGATGACTGGCGCGGTTCAATTCGTGGAGGTCCATCTTCACTTCCCCTTCCTTGTTTCGAGCCCCAAGGGGGCGAGCAGACACACAGGCGGAGACTGGTCGCAGCGCGACATCCCTTGGGTGGTCTCGGCTCGCTCCGTTAGAGCCTCGGTCGCCGGCTCCCCTGCATTGCAAGAGAGCCGGCTATCGTGAGAACTCAGCACCGGACACTCACGCAACTGACTGATCCCTTGTGTTCCATCCTGCCGGCGCACTGGCGACTGCCGTAAGCGTCAAGACGATGACCGACCGGCTGGCGCCCATGACGTGCGCCGGCCAATCAGATGACAGCATGGAGGCCGCCATTCCTCCGGGGCGTGAAAGTGATCGCGTTCGAGCGCCATTGGCGCTTCGATTGCACCCTCCCCTGCCCTTTCAGCTTCTTCAGGTCGCGGCTGACCTTGGCCTCTGAAACGCGCAGGGCGTCAGCGATGTCCTTCTGACGGGACACGCTCGGATGTCTTGCCAGGTAGTCCACAACGGAGGCGTACTCGGATTGCAGGGAGCGCGACACACTCGGGGCGGGCGCCGGTACTCGCGGCGGCTCGCTACTCACCCCGCGTCCGCCTGCAGGCGGTTCCCCCGTATGGGGAGGGCTCGCGTAGCCCGGAACCTTGGTTGCCCGGATTGGAACGACCCTGGAGGGATCACTTGCAGGCTGCTTAGCCTTTGAGGCGTCAGTCGATTTCTCGCTTCCATCGTTCCCGCCGGAGCCGCCTTTCGGGGAGGCTGCAAGGGACGCGCTGGCGTTAGGCTTGCGCAGGCCAGCGAGGAAGAAACCGAACCCGAGGCAGAGGAATTTCACGCTCATTGGAATGGTGGACGATGCAAGCGTGATGCTGACCTGTGCGGCCTCCGGCGTGATCTTGTATCCCGCCAAGGCGGCAAGGTTCACGATGGCGATCACCTGCCCATCGGTGACGACGGCCGCCGATTTCTTGGCCGCCGCCGACGCCCGCCTTTCCTCCACCATGAAAGCGCGGCGCTCCGACCTTGGAAGCGAGGTGTTCATCGTTTGGCCACGAAGCCATGCAAGTCTGCCGGCGTCGGAGGCCACGGCGGCCTTCTGCCCCATAAAGGTGGCAATCCGGCCGGACATCAGGCCGAAGGTGGAAAGGATGGATAGGGCGACCAAGGCGAGCGCCGGGACCATTGCGGCGATGCCGCCGACCTTCTTTCCGAAGCCTGGCATTGCGAGCATGGTCGCGCCGACCGCCACCAGGACGCCGGCAGCCACGTCGCCGCAGACGTACAGGATGGCGAGCCACGTGCGATCGACAAGGTCCTCCGAGAGGGACCAGCCGAACCGCCAGCTCCCGAACGCAGAAACGCCAAGCGCGATCAACCCGACCGCGATGCAAACCCGGCTCAGGCGCGGATACGCCTGATCTTCAGCAGCCTTTAGAAAGCGCATGTACGTTACCTGTTGTTTCTTTGTTTCCCTCACGCTGACGCTACGCTGCTTCAAGGATCGCCCTGCCAATTATTTCCGGGATCTGCGGGACGACGCTGTTGCCGTAGGCTCTAAGCTGGTCCACTCGATCGGATAACCCATCAGCCACGCGACCCACTGCGGGTTCAGTTGCCCACCAACTTGATGGGTCAGCATCACTTGGTTCTGCGTCCCGGTCATGCAGACCTTGGCCTCGCCTACACTCGGAGTTCTCCAGGTCCTGCGGCGTGCCTCGCCCAGCAGCGATAGGATCACGCCACCATTGCGCTGGTTGTGGCGATCTCTCCCGTGGGCGTCTTGGACCGTCGGCGTCGGCCAAAGATTGTGCCGCGCCATCATTTCGAGCGACGGCCGTATGGCTGCTCCCGAGCTCGCCGACTGATTGTACCCACCGCCCCTCGCCGCTGGCGTGGGCAACGATCCAAACCCGGTCTCTCTGGTGAGGGGCGCCAATGGCGGAAGCTGGTATACAGTCCCAGACAGCATCAAACCCGATCTCGGCAAGGTCTCCGAGAACTCTTGCCATCCCGAGACTAAGCAAGCCTGGGACGTTCTCAGCGATTGCGAAGCGGGGTCGTAGCTCGCCAAGAAGACGCCGGTACTCTGACCAGAGACCAGACCACTCACCTTCGAGGCCAGCTCGCCTGCCAGCAAAGGAAACGTCCTGGCACGGGAAGCCCCCGCAGATGACATCGACGGCAATTCCGTCTCGGGAAAGAGCGTCAGCTGTGAGGGTTCGGACATCTTCGTAGCAGGGCACATCCGGCCAATGTTTCGCCAAGACCTTGCGGCAGAATGGGTCGATTTCGCAGAAGGCTTGCGTCTTGAAGCCGCCCGTCCGTTCGAGCCCCAAGCTAAAGCCGCCGATACCGCTAAAGATGTCGAGGACGCGGAGCATCACGCCGCCTCCAGGACTGGCGCGGCTTCCGCCGGCACGGGCGCCGCTGGCGCCGGGCGCCTCGGATCGGGTAGACCGCGGGAGCGCCGGAGATGATGGTCGCAGTAGCTGCTGCCGGGGATGCGGAGATCCCCGCAGTAGTAGGGCGCCCTGGTGCTGATCCACTCGGGCGCGCACGGCCATTTGCAGTGGTGGTGGTCCAACTTCTCGAAAGAGATGCGGGGGATGTCGGCGGCATTGGGAGGCGGGAGCGGAGCTGCAGGCAGGCTTGGCCCGCGCTTCTCGTCAATGATGAACGGGCGGGCCTTGCGAGGGATCGCGCTCCGCTTGAAGGTGATGCGGGATGTCGTGACGCGGCCGGGGAGCCCGAGGCGATGCACGCGGCCGATTACGGCATTGCGGCTGCGCCTCACCCTCATGCCGATCTGCGAGCAGGACAGGCCGTCAGCCCAGAGCTTGCGGAGCAGGTCGTCGTCGGTTGGGGTCCAAAGGCTCATGGCGTGCGGACCTCGGCGGCGCGCTTGCGGCTCTTCGCGTACCACTTCCTGCACGCGGCGAGCTGGCGCTCGCGGTACTTTGGGTTGTTATGGTACTGCTCGCACTGAAGGTCGGACCGCCACTTGCGATAGTTCGGGTCAGCACCACGCCGCTTGTAGTATGCGGTGTCAGCAGGAGTGCACTGCGGCTGCCCAGATTCGTTCGTTCTTTGGCGCACGGCGCGCACGTATTCCTCGCGGCACCCAACCACGTCCGCGATCTGCGCCGTGGTGTACTCCCCCGTCTTGTAGAGTTCCCGGATGCACTCGGCCTTGGTCACGTCAGCCCCCAGGTTGTTCTGCTGAACGCACAAACGCGACGCCACGTCCCAGAAACGCAAACTGTCGCATAATCAACACACGCAAGCGCCAATGGTCGGTGTACGCGCGCCCAACAGGTTGACAACGCAACCCGCACCAGTAAGCTGACAATTGGCTGACGGCGGTTGCGTGCGGACCGTCAGATAGCATGGGAGACCAGCCGGCGCACTCGGCACAAACGTTGGGGACGCTGACCGATGCAACTGAGACTTTTCGCGTTACTACGCGGCGCGGGAGACCTCCCGCTGACTAGGGCGGACACGCTTTTTTTGCTTCGGGTCTTCCGGAGGCATGAAGTCGAGCACCGTCACTTCGCCACCTGTGACCTTGGCGATCTTCGCGCACGTCTCGATTGAGGGCGTGCGCTCGGCGACCCCATCTCTTCCGACCAGGCGGTAGACGTAGGAGACCGACAACTCGGCTTGCTCAGCGAGCCATGTTGCCGACCTGCAATTCTGCACGAGCCAATCGTGGAGTTTCATCGGGAGCGTATTGCCTCAGAGACGAACCTGTGATTTGCATATTGCCTCAGAGGCGAATTCGCCGTCAAGCAAAAATCGCCTGTGGGGGTGTTCCTTCAACGGTCATAGGTGTTGTCTATGGTGGGCGTGCCACACAGGGAGGGACGCTCATGTCGAATGCTGGCGACGAGGAAGACCTGGGGATAATTCCTAACCGCATTAAGGCATTGAGAAAGGAGCGGGACATGACCGTGGAGCTGCTGGCCGAGAAGGCTGGCCTGAGCACGGGCCACGTCAACAACATCGAAAACCACAAGAAGGGCTTTACGGCCTCATCACTCAGGAAGATTGCCGCCGCGTTGGGCGTCAAGCCGGCGGAGCTTCTGGACACCTCCAACGCGTGGCAGGAGGTGCCGATATTCGGAGTTGTCGGCCCAAACGGCATACTTAGGCCCCATGGTCAGGACAGCACCGCAAAGCGTACCAAGGTGCGGATCCCGCTCGCGATGGGTGATGCCATAGCGCTTCTTGTAGAGGGGCAGAGCCTCTACCCGCGCTATGATGCGGGCACGCTTCTCATTTGCCCGAAGACGCCAGAGGACCCCTCTGTGGGCATCGGGCGCGAGTGCCACATCCTGATGCCGGACGGCGTTGGCATGATCAGACGCATCGAGCGGGGGGCGCGCTCTGGCGTCTACAACCTCACCATCCACAACGCGCCGCCGATGCTCAACGAGGAAGTTATGAACTGCCGACCCATCATCGCAGTTCTTCCCCCAGAATAAAAGCAGTCGCCTAAGAGTGGCAAATCCGCCACCCGGAACCGACCGGTGGCGGATTTTTCGTCTCAGAGGCGAAAAATAGCTTGACGGCTTTTCGCCTGTGAGGCAAATTCCTCCCTGCGCCGAACAAGGGAGGCTCAAGCGTGTCACGTCCCCTCGATATTCAGATCGTCACCCGCGCCCGGGAGATCATCTCCGACCGCAACAGGTGGTGCCGCGGCGCCATGTGCCGGGGGGTAGACGGCAAGCCCACCGATGTCGATACCGGCGACGCCGTCAGTTACTGCTTCGCGGGCGCCATCGAACGGGCCGCCTACGAGATGGGCCTCGACATAGCCGGACAGATGGACGCGCTCTGGCGCATCACCTGCCACGTCCACCCGGACGTGGCCGAAGACGGCCTAGAAGTGATCTTCGACATCAACGACGCCCGCGACGGCCACGCCGCCGTGCTCGCCCTGTTCGACAAGTACATCGCGGGGGCTCGGACATGAATGGGGATTTCATCTCGGCCGATATCACGCGCGACTGGCTCGCGGTGGGCTGGTTTACACCGAACTACGAGCCGTTTGCCAGGGCATTCGCGGCAGGATTGGCCAAGCATTTCGTGCCGTTCCACCTCTACGCCAAGCCAGCTCAGAGTGTCTGGTCCACCCGGAGCAAGCCAATAGTCGCGCTCGAAGCCATGGACGCCTACCCCGGCAAGACGGTTGTGCTCATGGACGTGGACTGCATCGTTAGCGGCGACATCGCACAGGTTGCTGACATCGCGGGCGACGTGGGCATCACGATCCTGGCGCGCAACATGCGCAAGCGCAAGATGTGGCAACACTGGATCGCCGCCGAGGCCAGTTCGCGCGTCGTCATCCTCCGCCCAATCGAAGGCGCTCGCACATTCCTACGCCGTTGGGCTGATGTGATCGAAAGCAACGGGCTCAATCATGACGAGCACAGCATGATCTGGGCGTTCCTGACCTCGCCCGATGTGCGCTTCCACTACATCCCCCTGACATACTCCGGTCGCGAAGTCGGTCAGGTGGCCAACCCCGTGATCGCACACGATAGCGCACATCACAAGACGCATGGGCGCGCATGGTTCAAGAGATTGCTGCGAGCCATGGAGCGCCCGTTCCGCACCGGGAGAACCAGCGCCGAGAAGGTGCAACTCCGCGTCGGCATGTTCGACAACTACCCGCGCCTGCAGCGCCTGCTTCCCATTGCCGCTGGCGTGCTGATGGCGGCGATCATTCTCTGGAACGAGTGCTGACAATGAACGACCTCCCCCTCTCGCTTCGCCAGCTCGTCGAGACAGTCGAGCGCCGCAACGATCCCCGCAGCCCGCCCCACTTCGTCATTCGCGACCGCCTCGCCAGACGCCGTCGGCGCGGCCGCGCGCAGGCGTTAGGTGTCGGCTTCGGGCTCGGCCTCATCGTATCCGCCGTCATCCTCAACATCATCATGCCGTAAGGGAGTACACCCCAATGACCTTCGACGACGCCAAGGCCATCTGCGCCCCCATCATTGAGCTTCGCCCCACCCGCTACGTCGCGGACGACCTGAAGGAGTGGACGGTCAAGTACCGGATCGAGGGCGAGCTGATCCTGCGGGCCCGCACCTTCGAGGACGCCTACAACGCGTCGCTGCTCTACAGCATGGAGCAGCTCGGGAGACGGGGCGATCTCGACATGGATGACCCGGTGGAGCGGCGAGGCCCTGCCCGCAGCGGCGTGCTCGCCGACCTGAGCGCCGGGCGGGAGGGGTGAGCCGTGAAGATCGTCACCAAGTACGCCCCGCCTCCTATCGGCAGCCGCGCCTTCGACTGGTCGGCTCTGGATGACGACACCTACGACGGCGAGGGCTCGCCAGTGGGCTTTGGCGCCACCGAGGAAGAGGCCATCGCCGACCTCAAGGGTCAGTTGGAAGAGCTGCGGCCGGAGGCAACGCGATGACCTACCACCGCGATCGCCACCTTTCCTGGCTGGCCGAATCCGACCGCATCTACAACGGCGCCGAAATCGCCGATGCCCTGAAATCCAGCAACCTGAAGCGCCGCGAGCATGGTGTGCAGCTACTCTATGAGCTGGCGTCATCCGAACGCAAGCGGATCATCTACAGTCCGCCCAAGTGGTTTGGCGACCAGCCGCTCTACAACGCGCTCGCGTACATATGGCGCGAGGAAGAGAAACTGCTGCTTGAACAAGAGGCGATGGCGCGGCGGCGCGTGGCGTGAGTTTCCCAAGAACTGCACTGAAGGACAGAGAGAAATGCACATCGCGA